GAAGGCGAGGCTTGGAGCATGGTGCGAAAAGCTATCCGTAATGGCATTTACGGATATAAAGAGGAATATAGAAAATTGCCTGACAAGGTAAAAACGGCAATAGGAAACCCTCTGATGATACACGAATGGGCTAAGGTAAGTGCAGATGAACTCGATACCGTAGTAGCAAGTAATTTTATGCGGAATTTTCGTTCACAAACGAAAAGCAAACAGGAATATGAAAGTTTGCCACAAAGCGTAAAAAAATTTGTTGAGGAAATATCCGCAAAAATGCCGAAACTGGAGGAAGTAAATGAGAGGAATAAATGATATAAGAATAACCTTTGAAGAAAAAATCAACAAGTATGCCGTAAAGCAAATACAACCTCATATGATTAACGCACTTGCAGTAATGTTATGTGATGAGGCTGTAAACGAAACGTTATTTAGTTTAGGCACAATAGAAAATATGGAGGTGATCGCATGAAAAAACGCAGTTGCAGAATGACTGATACAGAAAAAGAAATGCACGATAGGGCAGTTAAAATTCGCAAAATGACAGATGAGCAGTTGTGTAAATACATAGATGATACACAAGGCAAGAATGATACACGGGATAAAAGTGTGAGTAAGTTTTTAACTTGTGTGGCAGGAATGAAAGGTATAGGTAAAACAACAGAAAATAAATTATATTATCTGGCAAGAGAAAAGGGGTTTATTGATTAATGCGTTGGAGTGAAGCGGAGTATGCACGATATATTCAGAATACGGAACAAAACACAAGCAGTCCAAAGCCTAAAAATAAATACTCTTCTCAAAAAACTTGGATTGATGGTATATGTTTTGACAGTAAAAAGGAAGCCGATTATTATTGTCAGTTAAAGTTGCTTACAAGAGCAGGAGAGATAAAAGGTTTCTGTCGTCAAGCAAGATTTGTTGTGACAGAGGGTGTAGGGAGTATAGAACGAGGTACTGAATATGTTGCAGATTTCGTTATCTTCAACAATGACGGGACAAGTCGCATTGTTGATACGAAAGGGGTGAAAACCAATGAATTCAAGTTGAAAATGAAATCATTCCGAGAAAAGTATCCGACTCTTAAAGTAGAGTTGGAATAAAGGAGTAGATAATTGATGGGTAAAATAAGAACTCGAAATCAATATCAAGCCGAGTTTGTGAAGTGTATTCAGAAATTCGGCGGTAAATATCAAACATGGGAAATATTCGCTGATTTCATATCAATGTTTGCCTGTGCTATATCGAATGGCATAGATAGGGTGCATTTCAAACCGAGAGAAGAAATGTATATGCAAATTATTCGCAAATACACAAATGAAGAACAGGCAATCTTTCCTGAGATGATGGGTCACGTCATCAATGGCATGGAGGAAAACAGGGATTGCGATTTCCTTGGTGAGTTGTATATGGCTCTGGACTTGGGAAGCCATTGGAAAGGACAGTTTTTTACACCGTATAGTTTGTGTAAAATGACTGCTCAATTACAAAAAAATGATATAGAACAAGAAATAAAAGCAAATGGATTTGTATCTGTAAATGACCCGGCATGTGGAGCAGGCGCATTGCTGGTTGCGGTAGCAAATACTGCGGCAGAAGAAATAAAACAATTTAATTGGCAAAATCACATCCTATTTGTTGCTCAAGATATAGATGCAGTTACGGCCAAGATGTGTTATATACAATTATCTCTATTGGGGTGTGCCGGGTATGTTAAGATTGGCGATACAATGGCGAATCCAATAACGGCAAATGAGGCATTGTATGAAATGACAAAAGAAGATAGTTGTTATTGGTATACACCAATGTATTTCAATGATGTTTGGAATTGGCGAAGAATGTTTCATATGTTTGATAAAACCATGCAAAAAAATATAACGATAACAAATAATGATAAAAAAGAAAAGACCGCCCAACCAGTAGAAAACTCGCAAGATATAGATAGAAACGAGTTTAATACCGAAAAGAACGGTCAGCTATCATTATTTTGAAAGGAGTTTGGATATGGAAACTACAAATCAAAATAACTTAGACGAAATTATATCACAAGATACAGAGAAAATCAATAATGACGAACAGACAAAATCTGAAATCGTGTATATTGAAGTTGATAAATTACATCCACATGATGCAAATCCTCGAAAAAATACAGGTGATGTAACGGAACTGGCGGACAGCATAAAGAAAAACGGTATATTGCAAAATCTTACGGTTGTTCCTGCAACCGGTTATTGGTACGGTGACTATACCGTAATAATCGGTCACAGACGTTTGGCGGCGGCAAAACAAGCGGGATTGAAAACTGTACCGTGCGTTATTCGTGAAATGGGCCAAAAGGAACAGATAGCAACAATGTTGCTTGAAAATATGCAACGTTCGGATTTGACAGTATATGAGCAAGCGCAAGGAATACAGATGATGTTAGATTTGGGCGAAACGGTTGAAACAGTTGCAGAAAAAACTGGTTTTTCCGAAAGCACTGTAAGACGTAGAACTCGTTTGTTGAAGTTGGACAGTGATGTGTTCAAGGAAACTGAGGGCAGACAGATAACCATGTTGGAGTATGACAAGCTGTTTGAAATCAAAGATGATAAGAAAAGGAATGAAGTGCTAAAATCCATTGGTACAAATAATTTCAATAATGAAATATTGCGTGCAGTACAAGCAGAGAAAACAACAGAAATACGCAAAAAATTTTTTGAAGATTTGAATGAATATGCCGAAGAAGTGAAAGATACCACAGGATTAGTATATATAGGTTGGTTTGATAATACAAAAAATATAACCGATTATTCAATCCCGGAATGTACAAAGCTATACTATCGAAGTTATGGAAGTGGTGTAGGAGTATCGTTATATCGTAGCGCGACAGCTGATGAGAAACAAGCAGAACAAGAAAAAACAGAACAAGAAAATAAAATTAAAGAAGAAAGAGATAGCAAAATACGAAAGCTAAAAGAACTGGCAGAACGTACATATACCTTGAGAAGAAATTTTGTAAAAGACTTCACGTTAAATGAAAAGGCAACATCAAAGAACTTGCAAAATTTTATTATCACGGCATTGCTTGAAGCGGCATTGCTTGAAGATAATTATTTCGATATTGAAAAATTTATTGAAATGTTGGATGTCGAATATGATGAAGACGATTTAGACGAAATGCAAGGGGTGCGAGAAGTATATGAACGGTCAAACAAAACACTGCAAAATAAAATGGTTATTGCAGGATATGTTCTATACAATGATAGAAAAACAAACGATTGTTACGATTATACAGGAAATCACAGAGAGAACGAACCACTTCAGCGACTCTATGATGGACTAATTACAATAGGCTATGAAATGTCTGATGAAGAACGTGCCATGATGGACGGTACGCATGAATTATATACCACTGAAGATGAATAATTGATAAAGGAGAGATTAAGATGACAAATATTATAAAATGCAGATTTTTGGATAAAGACGGTGAACCGAGAGGCAGAGAATACAGCTATAAAACAGAAATACCTGTTGAAGTCGGTCAAATAGTAGATGTACCTGCACCACGTCAAAGTGACGCTGACAGTGAATTGAAAACAAAATCAGTTATTGTATCACAAATAAATGTGCCGGAAGATGAAATTGCTGATTTTGCGGATAGTGTAAAAACAGTTGTAGGTATTCATGATAAAAGTACAAAGGAGGATTAATTCAGTGCATACACAAGAACAGAAAAAGGAAGTATTTAAAAACTGTCAAAAGGAAATGTTGTTTATTCGTGAAATGTTAGATAATAAAAGCATATCGGAAAATTCAATGTCGATATTGGGAAACAAAGTCTTCAACATGCATCAAATGTTGCTGGCAATGTATGTGGAGGACTTAGAAGAAATGATAAATCCATTGCCCCATTTTGCCATTCCATCAATTTTTGCAACATTAAAAATCTTTTCGGAAACACTGGAAAAACAACTTGATACGATAGATAAAATAGTAGCTAAAGAACTTATAGAACAAGGTGTAGCGAAAATTGAAGTAAAAAATTAAAAATCACAATAGGAAGTATCTAACTATTACTTATATGTTTAGGTACTTCCTATAACAAAATTTATTATATTGGAGTGATTCCGTGAATAGGACATGGACTAAAGAAGAGGTTGAATATTTAAAAGAAAAATGGGGAAATGTTTCAATTCCAATCCTTGCCAAAAAACTAAATCGAAGTGTCAATGCAGTGAAATTAAAAGCGGGGAGATTAAATCTTGGACCTATGTTAGAAAATGGAGCATATGTAACATTAAATCAATTGGCGATAGCTTTAACTGGAAAAAATTTTTCCTCATATTGCAAGAAATCATGGATAGAAAACAGAGGTATGCCGGTTCATAACAAGAAAGTTATAAAAAATACTTTTAAAATTGTCTATTTAGATGAGTTTTGGAAATGGGCTGAAAAAAATCGTTCGTTTTTAGATTTTTCAAAGATGGAGACGTTGACTTTAGGCAAAGAGCCTGAATGGGTGAATGAACAACGTAAGAAAGACTATACGTCAAATGCACTACAGAGAAAAGACAAATGGACACCATATGAAGATGATAAATTGCAATATTTATTAAAACAACAGAAATATGGTTATGCAGAAGTGGCTGAGATACTTCATAGAAGTGAGGGAGCGATACAACGGCGATGTGCAGACTTGGGCATTCGTGAACGCCCGGTAAAAGCTGATATTTGCGGAAATCTATGGACTGATGATATGTATCGCATTATTGCAAAAGGTATAAAAAATGGCGATTCATATTCGCTAATAGCAAATCGTATCGGAAAATCTGAAAAAGCGGTAAGAGGTAAAGTATATAACAAATATCTGACTAAAAATGCTGATAAAGTTAGAGCTATGATTGGTGATGGTCAATGGGGTGACAATGCTCCAGAACCGAAAGTTAAGCAAGCATTATATTTATCCCGCACAAGAGGAGCATGCCGAAAAAGTCTTACGGATTTAGTGGAATTACTGAAATATCGCACATTGTGTATGATGAAAGAGGTACATAAATGATAGATAGAATTGCAAATGAGGTAGCAATTCAGTGCATGGATTGCGGAATTATAACGGATATACGACAATTTAAAGACATACTTGTAATGACTCTAAACAATTACACAGTATCACCCAAAGAAAAAGCTATTGCGGTATATGATGACTTGAGTAAGGGATACCAAATGTTCTTTGTTACGAAGAAAGTAAAAGGCTTATCCGATAAGAGCCTAAAATACTATAAATGTGTTATAGATGATGCAATGATAAGAATAAATAAGCCATTAGACAGAATTACGGCTGATGATATTCGGTATTTGTTGGCTTGCAAAAAGAGAGATGGCAGAAGTAATACAACATTGAATAATATTAGACGTGTTTTATGCTCGTTTTTCAAGTTCTTGGTGAATGATGATTACATTGTTAAAGACCCTATGTTAAATATAGACGTTGTAAGACAAGAAAAAACTGTGAAAAAGCCATTTTCACCGATTGAACTTGAAAAAATACTTGATGTATGCCGAAACGATAAAAATGAGTTGGCAAGACGCAGAAACATAGCGATGATAGAAAGCTTTTTATCAACAGGCTGCAGAGTAGGAGAGATAAGCTCAATAAAAATTGAAGATGTTGATTTTCGTAAAGGCGAGTGTATTGTACATGGCAAGGGCAACAAGGAAAGGAAAGTCTTTTTTAATGATAGGTCAATATTAAGACTGTCCGAGTACATAGATTATCGGAAAGATAATTGTGAGTATCTGTTTTGCTCGATTAAAAAACCGTTCAAAAGATTAAATGTGGGCGGTGTAGAAACGAATATAAGAAATATCGGTGAAAAAGCAGGCGTAGCAAACTGTCATCCACATAGATTTCGTAGAACAATGGCATGTAATGCACTGAAAAAAGGTATGCCAATAGAGCAGATACAAGCACTGCTCGGCCATGAAAATATCGAAACAACAAAAGTATATTTGTGTATCGATACAGATAAACTTGCGGTCGAACATAATCGATATTTAGGATAAGTATATAAAAAGGTGAGTGTTTATAAATGAATGAAGTAGAAATATTAAATAAAATAATGCAGGCATTTTCTCAAGGTGGCAATGTAGTGATAAATATTATTAATACTTCAAATCAGCAGAACAACAATATTTCACAGTCAACAAGTATATTAAACACTAATATACAGACTGATGAAGTCGAGCGTTAAAAAAACAAAAATATGCCTGATTTTGAGGAACACTTAATCACGCAAAGGCGTTCACGTAATACAGTGGACTCCTACATATTTTCGGTGAGTGATTTTTTCTCTCGCTATGATTGCTTGGACGACGGAAATGTTGAAAAATGGATACAGATATTGAGAAGTGAGAAAAAATCACCTAAAACGGTAAATCTACGAATATCAGGCTTAATAGCATTTGCCAAATTCAAAGGGATAAAACTGAATACAAACAAACTACCCGTTCAAAAAAAGAGCTTTACTGACAACGTAATATCCGAGGAAGAATATCACAAATTGTTGAAGTGTCTAAAAGCGGATAACGATATGAAGGGATATTGGATGATCCGCTTTTTGGGACAAAC